GCGTATATTCTGCGTCCGCCTTCATTCGCTTTTCAGCAACGCCGTTCCGCTCAACTATCGTGTTTGGAACTTGTATTTTCACCCTGTAGGCTTGTGATTCTTTAGACATTTCTCAACTCCTCTTCAATTGCTTTCATAATGCGCTGCTTGATCTTCGGCGCGTACTTCTTTTCAGCCGCACTAACAGTCAGCCATCCGCTTGCCCCATGTCCATAAGTTTGATTCTCACCTTGTACTAACGGTGCATAACTGAGAGGGTTACTTATTGTGGCAGTCCACCCGCCTAAACTCGATATCGCGTTCCATTGCTTACGCAAGTCACCGCTCCGCTTGTAAGGCACGCTTATTTCGCCTGCCTTCATCTTGGCAAAGAAGGCTCGCCTGACTTTCGGATTGCTCTTGATGAGCGGGTTAGGCGAATATTGCTTGCGCGGATAATGCTTCAGCTTGCCGGTAAGCATTACGCTTTCCTGGCTTATCGCTGCCTTAACCTTGTTGAATTGCTGGACTGTGGTAAGTTTCGCAATCAACTGTTCCGCGCCTTCAACTTCGATATTCATTACGCCATGTCCTTAGGCCACTCCCAAGCGACCCCACACCGGCATCTCGGATGCGCTGGTGGAAATTGCCCGTCTGTGATAGGCTTCCCATTCTTTGGGCCACAAATAACACAAACCCTGTCATCGTTTGCAGTAAGCCAAATCGGAATCATCTCACGCCCAGTCTCTTTTACAAGCTCCTGAACATAAGCGCGTTCGCCTTCAACCGCTGCCCGTGTCGTCTCGGTCACAGCTATCATCTCTGATCTAACTGCCCCAAATTGAGGTTCTAATCGCCTTGCCAGTTCTTTTGATGTCAAGCCTTCTTCAAAATAGCCTGGTACGTTCTTCTGCAATAGTTTCTCAAGCGCGCTCCTGGTTGTGCCTTCCATACCAGTCACAAGGTTGTAACTGTAAGCGCGCCCCCAATCAGCCGCTATCATGTTGAATTGCGCCCAATCAGAGCCAATTCCAACCGAGTTCATAAGCGATTCAGCCTGTGAAATAAACGTGTCAACCAGAATAGGCTCAACGTCTCTCTGGATGTCCTTCCATCCGTTCTGCCAGTATTCGTAAGGCACTTTGCTCAAATCAGGCGGATCGCCCAGCAAGTCGAGTAACTTCTTCATTTCGGCTCGCAAGTCCTTGCTCAACACCCGCGCTAACATGCGCTCCAGTTCGTTCCGGTCAACAATGTCCATTACGGATACCCTCGCCATGTGATAACCGAGTCGAATATGTGCTTGACTTCTTCAACCGACTTTGCGCCTTCCAACGCTCCACTTATTGCGCCGTGCATCGAAGGCTCAATAATAGCGGTCTCAAATTCGCGCAATTCCTTGCCTTCCTTGACACGCTTTTCAGCAAACTTCTGCCACTTGCGCAATTCGGCTGTTCGCTCGTCAACGGGCGTTTCGTCAATACGGTCATCCAGTTGCTCTTGATGTTCTTCTAACATTGATAACTGCTCTTCGGTTAACTTATAGCCAGCCAGTTGCAATGAAACTTCAATCGGCAAGCCTGCGGTAGTAAGATTATTCAACAAATCAGCACGCTCGGATTCGTCTTCCTGGAATATATCCATTTCACCGAACCTGAACTCCAGCCGCAAACCGTCACGCGCTAATAATTGCTCATTCAATGCGTCTTCAAATAATCGCGCTCGCGGTTTGATCGTGTCTTCGTAAAATGAGAGCCGGTCTTCTTGCGCAGTCGCATAGTTAGCCGCCTCGCTGTCAAGCAATGTCTGCTTGATGCCAAACGCCATTGCGATATTGTCTTTCGCCATTTCGCTTATTTCAGGGAACGATAAGTCTTTCAACGGTGGAGTCAACGTGACCGGCGTGATAGAGCCGCTTCTAACACCCAGCACCCGGAATGCGTTTTTGATCGCCGTAGCAGACCGCCTGAACCAGTTTTGAATTCGTTCGATCTCATTGCGGTCATTGGAGTCAATGCCCAGCAAAGTGACCGGCATGGCACCGCCCTCAAAGTACATTTCAGGGAACTTGCTTATCGCGTACAACAACTTCGCGTCAATGTTCGATGCCTTGCCAGCACCGATGCCCGGATTCGTGTCTTGAGTCGGATCAAACTCGCGGATGTAAAGCATATCGTACCTGCCAGCTTCAGGCTCGTTGTACCAGACCGCCCCGCTTGAATTCTGTTTGAACTCGTAAATGCCCCGTTCATACTTGACGGCTATGTCAAACGGATTGCGATATTTGATGTCTTTGCGGAAGCCGGACTTATTCTTGACTATTTCGCCGTAAGCCGCGCCTGCCAGAAGGTTAGACGCTTCCCAGTTCCAAAGCAGATTGCCTAACTTTGTCGGATAAGGCCACTCGACCTCGTTCTCTTCGCCCTTGTAGATACCAATCGGCACGCTTGAGAGCGCGTCACAGCGCAATTGCACCGCCCTGAATAAAAGTGGAACGTATTTGTAAAGCGTAGCAACTGAATCAGGAACGCCGTCCGATGTTAGTAAATCCACCCAGCCGGGCACGTTAGTAATTGTCTTATAAGTTTCTGCCATATTATTCCGTCCCTAATCCATCCAAAGTATTACTTGTGATCCTGATAACCCGTGCCAGGCAATAGCCAGGCTCATAACACAGTCATCGTGCATTCCTGAGGGCGCTGAATAACTGAAGCTCCCGCTTGCATTGCGTTTCGATTCAAAACTCAATAATTCACCAATCAGCACCGGGTCATTCAAAACCTGAATTTGCCCGTTTTCAAAGGCTGATTGCAAACTTTGAATAATTGCTTGCTTTGTTGCTGAAGTCGTTGTAAAAGGCACGATATTCAAGCCACGCGTCACCAGCTCGTCAATAACCGGACGTCCAATTGAGTTAGCTTCAACAACCATCGCTGTCAGGTTGTATCGCTTGTAAACCGAGTCAAGCCTGTCAATCAGCACCGGATAATCCACACGGTTGAACCTGTCCATGTAGACCATCTCTTTCGATTCTGCATCCAGCACGCTCACAACCGTAAAATCTATGCTCGAAGCCACATCAACGCCAGCCACGTATTGCCTGCCTGCTTGCGGCTCACGAGGTTGTAGTACTGCTGCTTCTTGCACGCGCCGGAAGACACCGCCGTCTGACTCGATAAATTCAGCCAAGAATTCCTGTCTGAAAATAATTTCTGGTAATTGCTCTCTTGCGGATTCAATCTCTTTTTCGTCAATGTATGGGTTAGAAGCTGTCGGCAATTGCCAAGACTCCCAACCGTCTACACCTGACACCCCGTTTTGATAAATGCGCCAGAACCACGAGCGTCCTTTTGGCGTGCTGATAAATACCGCGCGTCCGAGTCTGTCTGCCAATGCAGGTCGCAAAACCTCGTTCCAGGTTTCTTCGCGCATAAAGGCACATTCATCCAGCACTGCAAGGTCAAGCCCTTCACCTCGTAAACTATCAGGATTATCGGCTGACCTCACTCTGACCTCGCCACCGTTAGGAAACTCAACCGTGTAATCGCCCTGTTTGATTTTGACTCCAGGTATCTTTGCGGATAGTTTCTTTATCATCCGCCAACCAACCATAGCGACTGGATATGATGGCGCAATCCACCAAGCCCGTTTACCTTTCAGCCCTTCCGAAACGCAAAGCGCCGACCCAAGCCGGCTCTTGCCGAAGCGCCTGCCAGCAGCACACACTCGAAAACGAGCCTGACTGTCCGCTACTTCTTTTTGTTTTGGATGCAGTGGTGGAAAATTGACAATAGTTTCTGTCATTATTCAGGCTCTTCATCGTCATCCCAAGTCAGGTTGATAATTATCTTGCCGCCATCCTTACCGGAAACCTCGACTGGTTGCGGAGCCTTGCCAACCGTTCTGTCAAGCGTGTCTTGTGAAGCTCGAAGTTTTATATTTTCGTTCCTGCTATCCATGAGCTTACCAATCGTGTCTGCCGCCTTTTCAGCATTATCCTGAAGAACCATCAAAGCACGGAATGACGCCTCACGCTTTATCCGCTGTGCAAGTTCATTCAAATGTTGACGGCGATCTTCTGACCATTCGTAAAACGATGAACGCGAAATACCACACTCTGTGTAAGCGCTTTTGTCAGTTAAACTCTTAGAACGCGCCATGACAAATGCCAATTCGCGTTCCTGGAGTTTATCTAATTCATTCCGTAAACTGTCCAAAGCGTGTCCGTTTTTATCCAGATTTGTCCGATTCAGCAATAATCACTCGAATTAGTGATTTCAGCCAGCCCATCATCGTTTGCACTTGCGGTAAGCAGTATTCAGGCACGTTCAGCACGATGTTGTACGTGCCATCGGCCATTGACTTTACTTGTCGCATCTCTGCTTCAAACTCGACTGCTACCGGCTTCTCTGCCAGATCAACCTCGTTTTCTCGCACAACCGCGACCACGTCCACAAACACTCACGCCCACCGATGAAGTCAGTCTTCATTCTTCAAACTTGACCGGCGAAATACCAGCCTCTTCCAACTGCTTCACAAGCCGTTTCGCCCAACGGCGCAACTTTACATTCTCACTTGCAATGTCGGCTATCTGTGAAGACGTAGAAATCTTGTGCGCTTCAAACTCTGTCTTGAGCACCTGGTAGCGCGATTCCTGTTTCTCAATCAAGTCGTATAACTTTCCAATCGTGTCAGCATCAATGCCGGCTTCTTCGTGCCCTTGTTTGCGAGTAGAAAAATACAAAGCAATCGCGCTCAATACGAACGTCAATAACATAACCATAGATTCAACTGTCATCGGTCAAACCTGTTCAGCACGCGCAATGTCATCATAGCGTTCGCTCCTACCAGCGCAACCGTCAACAGGATTCCGCTTCTAACATACGTCTGGTGATCGTAAATCTGCCAGCCAAACAGCCCGCGCATAATCGAGAAGGTGTAATAGCCAGCCCAATAAAGCGCAATCAGCCCTAACGCGAACTTGACCCATGTGCGCTTGTGCCTGAAGAATTGCGCGAACTCGGCGTATGCCATAACAAGCGACACCAACACAATGGCGTACTTCTCAAGCTCGTAGAGCCACGCCGCTGTCATCCGTTGCCTACCGATTCTTTGACTTCGTCAAGCGAGTAAGTCGGTTCGTCCGGCTCAAGCGCATTGAACACGGCGATCAGATTGTCCGGCTTGTCGGTTAGATCGTGTAAGAGGTTTGACCCACCCCCTGCAACAATGGCAGTCAGAATTTGACCAATCAGCGCATTCGGAATGAACGAAGCAAACAAGTTCACACCGGTAAACCAAACGAACACGCCCGCCAGAATCCAGGCTGGATATGCCAGCCAGAATTTGTCCCAGCCGTACTTATCCCACAGCGGAGTAATGAGCATTGCCACGAGCCTATTGGCGAGTACCATCATCCCGATCACGATTCCTAAAACAGTTACGTCAAATTCCATTCAAGCCTCCGAGTTTATTTATCCTGATATAAGTGCGTTTCAGTCCTGCAACCACGCAAAGCAAATACTCGCTTTGCACGATAGCCACCATAACCATTCGGCTCAATATCGTCTAACGGAACTTCAACGTGATTGCGTTCCTGGTCTATGCTGCGTTGCATGTCACTTACAAGCCAACGCAACCATTCAGGCCAGTCGTTTGGGTTATAACCATAAAT